CTACTGTAGTTTCACAGATCCCGCATACGGTGACTACGACCTTATTGTTACGAACTTGGAAAAGCTGAACATACGTACCATAGCAGAAGCCAAAAGAAACCGAGCAGCAAAAATGGCCAAAACTGCACACGAATCAGCTGTGGCCGCAGCTGGCAAAAAAATGCCGGCAAAAGAATTTGAAGTGGATTATCGCAAGGTGCAAAAACAGGACTTGGTATTTCGAGTGATGACCTTCACTCATGTACCGCTGGCACCTGGTCGCAAGAAGACTCTCAAGAACACTGCTGACAGTCATGACAAGGTCAACTTCCCACCGTTCCAACATTGGAAATATGACGCCAACGATAATCTTGTGTGCGTGGGCAAGAGTCACTGGCAGGGCGATCTCGACCAAGGAAAATTCTCCAAGGATCACGGTCAAATGACCAACAATTTAGCTCGCATGTTCATCAAGCTCTGTGAACGATATGCCACTCGTGGCAACGTCAGAGGCTACACTTATAATGATGAAATGAAAGGGCAAGCTATTCTTCAACTAACTCAAATAGGACTACAATTCGATGAAAGTAAATCTGATAATCCTTTTGCCTACTATACTGCTGCTGTTACTAATTCATTCGTTAGAATTATCAACCTGGAGAAACGTAATCAAAACATTCGAGACGACATTCTTGAAATGAACGGAATGAATCCAAGTTGGACACGACAGAACAGTGGCGGTAACGGAGGAGTTGCCCCTGTTGTTAATGTCAACACCAGCGATTGGGATTGACATTTGTTTGTCGGCGTAATATAATAACACTATGAATCTATTCAAGAAAGTAGCCTGCTTCACTGATATACATTTCGGTCTCAAGTCAGGTAGTAGAACGCACAACACTGACTGCGAAGAATTTGTCAATTGGTTCTGTGACACGGCCCGAGAACAAGGCTGCGAAACTGCTATATTTCTCGGTGACTGGCATCACAACAGAAGTACCACTGATGTCAGCACCATGAATTATACCGTGAGTAATTTAGAAAAACTCAGTCAGAGTTTTGAACGAGTTTACTTCATCTTAGGCAATCACGATCTATTCTACAAAGACAAACGAGAAATCAACTCTGTGGAATTCATGCGTCTGTTTCCTAATGTAGTGCCTATTAAAGAAACACTCACAGAAGGCAATGTTACAATCATGCCTTGGCTGGTAGGCGATGAATGGCGTGAAATTCCTAAACTCAAAAGCCGTTATATATTCGGCCATTTAGAGTTACCGTTGTTCTATATGAACGCAATGGTACAGATGCCGGATCACGGACAATTACAAGCAGAACATTTTACTAATCAAGAATATGTGTTCAGCGGGCACTTCCATAAGCGTCAGACCAAAGGCAATGTTACCTATATAGGCAACGCATTTCCTCATAACTATGCTGATGCAGGCGATGACGACCGTGGTATGATGACGTTAGAATGGGGCAGCAAGCCCGAGTATCATATTTGGCCAGGTCAACCAGTATATCGCACATACAAACTCAGCGAGATCATCGATCGACCAGATCAGTTGTTGCGAGAAAAGATGCACTGCCGTGTGACTATTGATTTGCCAATTACCTTCGAAGAAGCTAACTTTATCAAAGAACAATTTGTTCCTCAGTATAAACTGCGTGAACTGATGTTGATTCCAGAAAAAGTAGATATAGAAACCAATGTTGCTCCGATCGATATCAATTTTGAATCTGTAGATACGATAGTAATGAATCAAATCAATGCCATTGACAGCGAAAACTATGACAAATCACTGCTGTTAAACATATATCAAAACTTATGACAATTAAGATAAAAAATCTAACCGTTCGCAATTTCATGAGCGTGGGAGCTCAAACCCAGGCCATAGACTTTGATCGCGGACAGTTGACACTGGTGCTGGGTGAGAATCTAGACCTAGGTGGCGATGATTCCGGTGCTAGAAATGGTACTGGTAAAACCACTATCATCAACGGCCTTAGTTATGCAATCTACGGACAGGCACTGACTAATATTAAACGAGATAACTTGATCAATAAGATCAACGGTAAAGGCATGCTAACCACTGTGACCTTTGACAAGGATGGTGTTGAATACCATATCGAACGTGGTCGTAAACCTAATATATTAAAATTCTCTATCAACGGGCAGGAACAACAACTCACAGATCTTGACGAAAGCCAAGGTGACAGCAGAGAGACACAAAAAGCCATTGAAGAAATGATTTCAATGAAGCATGAAATGTTCAAACATCTCGTGGCATTGAATACGTATACAGAACCGTTTCTCAGCATGAAGGCTGCAGATCAACGTGCTATCATCGAACAACTGTTAGGAATCACTCTGCTTAGTGAAAAAGCTGAAGCCCTCAAGGAACAGATTAAATTAACCAAAGAAGCAGTGGCTACAGAAAATACTAGAATATAAACTGTTAAAGCCAGCAACGAACGAATACAACAAAGCATCGAATCGCTGATCCGCAAACAGCGTATGTGGGAAGAACAGAAAGAAACCGCGCTGACCAATTTACTCAAGAGTATTGATCGACTCAGCGACATTGACATCGATATTGAGATTGCTAACCAACGTGCATTAATTGAGTGGAGCAAAAACAACAAAGATAAAAATTCTTTGGTATCATTGATAGCCAAACAAACTTCTGCAGTTGAAAAAGAACAGCGAACTTTAGAAAAATTAGAAAACGAACTGGTTTCGTTGGCTGAGCATAAATGTCATAGCTGTGGTCAAGAGGTGCATGACGAAAAATATGAAACCATGATGGCTGGTAAAGTCAAACAGGTCACAGAATCTAGAGACAATGTAATTGCACAAGAAAAAGAACTCGGCGATCTCAAAGAAGCGCTGGATATGTTAGGCGTGTTAGGTACGTGTCCTGAAGTTATCTATGACAGTCTAGAACAGGCACTGAATCATAAAAACACACTGAGTAGTCTAGAACGTGAGATTACTATCAAAACTGCTGAAGAAAATCCCTACGATGATCAAATTACCGATCTAAAGGAAACTGCTGTACAGGAAATAGATTGGAACAGCCTCAACGAGTTAGTGCGTGTGAAAGATCATCAAGAGTTCTTGCATAAACTATTGACCAACAAAGATAGTTTTGTTCGCAAACGAATAATAGATCAGAATCTTGCGTTCCTAAATCAACGATTGACCTACTATTTGGACAAGATTGGTCTACCGCACACAGTGGAATTCCAGAATGACCTAACTGTGATCATTACACAACTAGGGCAGGATTTAGATTTTGACAATCTCAGCCGTGGAGAACGCAATAGGCTTATTCTGAGCCTGAGTTGGGCTTTCAGAGATGTTTGGGAGAATCTCTATCACAGCATTAATCTTTTATTCATTGACGAATTAGTAGATTCTGGGATGGACGCATCAGGTGTGGAATCCAGTATTGCTGTGCTGAAAAAAATGACACGTGAGCGTGACAAGAATGTATTCCTAATCAGCCATCGTGACGATCTAACCAGCAGAGTAAATCATGTACTAAAGGTAATCAAAGAAAATGGATTTACCAGTTATAGCAATGATGTAGAGATTGTGGCATGAGCTCAGACAGTCACGATCGGATGATTCATGCTTTTCAAGAATATTTCAAGTGGCAGGAACGATTTGAATACAAAGGCTCTGGTGAGGCAGGCATAAAGGCAAGATATTGGCTATCAGAAATACGCAATGAGGCATCAAAAAGGCGAGTAGAAATACAGGAAAAACGTAAAATACGTAGAGCAGCCAGAAAAGGCATGAGAGGCAAACCACTCTAACTAACTAAATGAGTGCAATGGACGTATCAAAATCAACCTGTAAACGAAATACCAGAAGGCTATATTGGCTTTGTTTATATCATCACAAATAAAACCACCGGACAGAAATACATAGGCAAGAAATTAGCACAATTTAAACGTACTAAACCCCCACTCAAAGGCAAACGACTTAAAAGAAGAAGTGTAGTAGAAAGCGATTGGCGCGAATACTATGGTTCATCTGATAGGTTAAACGCAGACGTCCAAGCATTAGGTCCGGAAAACTTCACAAGAGAAATACTTTACCTTTGCAAATCCAAGGCAGAACTCAGTTATTTAGAGGCAAGAGAGCAGTTTGAACGCAGAGTTTTAGAAACAGATGACTATTATAATGGCATTATAAATGTCAGAGTTGGCGGATCAAACATACTTAGACAGCGTCTACTAGAACAATCTCAGGCAAAATAAAGCGGTTTTTTGGCTGGCGCAGGCTCAATTTCGTGCGCCCTATACCTGGTCTACGTGTACACAGGGATGGAAAACCTTGCCGCAAAGGTGCTTAACCACTACCCGAAAGGATGACGATCGCTACTAAGACCTGCGATTTGGTTATTTGAAAAGAATAAAAAGGCAAAAAGAGGGGAAATAAGCCCCACGTGTGTATGTCTGTTAGCGTAGATGTATACACCGCCGTCATATAAAGACGCAGCTAAAGGTACCGGATGACCGCCTTGGTAATGCTGTAACGCTAGAGTGTACTGTGCAACTCGCATAATGCTCTTATCTTTGCCCGGCCTGGGCAAAGTGTGACTGAACAATCTGCATAATACTTAAATTGCTTCGCAATTATAATAATCAATAATGTTTAGAAGAAAGAAAATTCGTTGAGCGACAGCGAAAACGAATGTGAGCTTCAGCTCACAATTACAATAAATAAACAATATTAGAAATTTATAATGAAATATCAACGACATAAAAACAATTATCTCTATGAAGGTCTAGATTATTCGGCTTCTCATAGTATGATGCTGTGGGAAAGTGCTGGCTTTAAATTAAAAGAAGCTGCTCTAACTGCTGATCAAATACAACAGATATTCCAGAATGTAGAACAAGGTGCTACTGCGGCTGGTGGTAATCGTACTGTGTTGGGCAAAGGCAAAGATGCTGCTGTGGCTGTTAACAAAGCATGGGAAGATCTCAAGACAAAAATACAAAATTCAGGTCCTATTGCCAAAGTTGACTCTGCATACGACAGTGCTGTATCTAAAATTGAAGCAGGTCTTGGTGGTCCAGATAATGCTATTAACAAAGTTATACAGAAATATCGTAAATTTGCCAAAGACTATCCGGTTGCACAAGGCTTTATCTATGCTGCACTGATCGCGGCAGCGGGTATTAGTGGCGCAGGACTAGGTGGTGCCGCAGTGCTAGGTTTGCTAAAAATGACAGACAAGCTGTTGCAAGGTGAAAAGTTTTCTAGTGCTGCCTACGCAGGAGCCAAGACAGGTGCAACAGCCTACGGTGCAAGCAAACTGGGTGATTTAATTAAAGGCAAACCAGAAGGTGGTGAAATTCCTGCGGATATGCAACAGGGCCTAGCTTCCGATCAAGCATTCCAAGACCGTCTTCTTAATAAATTTCCACCTGATCAAGGATACACCGTTGCAGCAGACGGCAAAGGTCTACAGGTATTAGATGCTGCAGGAAATAAAGTTTGGTCAGGTGATATTCCATTAAAAGGTATGGATCCAAAAACTTTTGCTGATTTGACCAATGCTGGGAAAATGGCAAACCCTGGTATCAGCAGTGGTTCTATATCAGGTGATCCGATGGCAGGAGTTAGCGATGGCAGTAAAGGCCTGATGAACATAACAGGTTCTCAGGGAAGCCAGGCCCAGCGGGCTATGTATCAAGCTATTGAAGCAGACCCATCATTGGCAAAGAACTCTAGCGCATTGGCTGATATTTACTATGATAAATTACAAGATCTTAATCCCAACCTTGATACTGATTTTTTAAGAACCAAGGCTGAATTCGCAGCCACGAAACTGGCCGCTGGCGCGGGAGAAAGCATAGCATACACAGGAAAAAAATTAAGTGAAGGTCAAATTTATATGATCTTCAACAGGGTGTCTGAACAGCAACAACTCACTGAAGGTCCGATGGACTTTATCAAAGGTGCTGCTGCCAAAGGCATGGCTAAGTTACAAACTGTTGGAAAAAATCTAACAACCAAAGTCACAGCTGACAAATTGAATTCTGCATGGAAAAAAGCAGGAAGTCCGATGGACAGCGAAGAAGTGGCAAAGATTTTGACCGCAGCCGGAGTCGGCGATGACGTAGTAAAACAAGTCTATACAGATTTAAAAATTTCTGCAGCACCAGCAGCTCAGGCATCGGCCAGCAGCTATGTAGAAATTAAAAAGTCGATATCTCAGTTAAATACTAAAGATCGACAACGTATGATTGCTTATCTTACCAAACAAATAGGAACTGCCTAATATGAGAATTAACGAAATTTTAACTGAATCGCAACTTCAACAACTAGACGAAGGTCCAAAGCTCGATGCATTTGGCCGAGGTGTGGGCAAAGTTGTAGGCGGTGTAGCCAAAGGGGTAGGAGCAGTAGCAGGTGGTGTAAGAGGAGCTTTCACTGCACTTAAAAAAGGATACCAAACTGGTAAAGCTGTAGTAGGAGATGATCCCGATCCCGGTGCAGGCGCTCCAGGATACACAGCACCAGTGGAGCCTGCCGCTAAAACAGCAAATACAGCACCAGCACCGACTCCATCTACAACACCAGAACCTCAAGCAGCAGCTGGTAGTGTTATGACGCCTGAGCCTGCATCTACAACTCCTGCACCATCTACAACAACTCCTCCATCGGCTGCTGACATTAATGCACAAGGTCCTCAAGGCTCGGCACCTGCTAAAACTCAGTCAGGTGATGCCGGAAAAGTATTAGCTAAATCTACAGCAGTTGTAGACAAGCAGCAAGCTCAGAACCAAGAAAAAGCCAATCAAACTGTGTATGCACAGGTCAAAGCCAATGTAGACAAGCTAGATAAAAAAGGCAAACAACGTATTCTGCAAATGCTACAGAAATCGTTGACAGCACCTGCACCTAAAGCAGCACCAGCAGCACCAGGCGGAGCACCTAAAGCAGGAGCAGGAGCATTTGGTCAAATGGCCAATCAGCTAGCTGGCCAAAAACCCAACACTATGGCCAACGCACCAGTAAGTAAGACTAATGTTGCGCAGCCTGGAAACCCAAATGCAGCAGCAGCACCAGCAGCAGCACCAGCAGCAGCGGCGGCAGCACCTGCTAGAGGTGGTAAAGTAGCAGGACAAGTTAGTCAAACACCAGGTGCTGTAGCCAAGCGTGGAAAACGTGCAGCAGCAAAATCTGCTAGCTCTGTAGGAAATAAAGTGATGGGTAACATGGTCAACACACTTCAACAGCAAAACGCCAGCAAGATCAACTCAGGTAATGCATTGTCAGAAGCATTAGCTCAACGTGTAGAAATGCACAAGCAGAAAATGTTTGAAACAGGTTTGTCTAGAGGCACAATCAGCGTGTTTAGAAA